GTTGCTGTGGGGCGTGATCCCCGTCGTGGCGGTGCGTGACGGCTCCAGCGACCCGTCGTACTATCCGCGCCCGATCATGGAGCAGTGGCTCGACCACCAGATGCGCGTCAATGCGCTGCTGTCCAAGTGGGTCGAGAATATCCGCGTGAACGCCGGTGGCCGGTTCCTGACGCGCCCCAACGCGATCTCCACGGAGACGTTTATGGGCGGCGTCACGAGCATGATCGAAGTGCGTGGCGCAGGACCGATGAGCGATACCATCCAGCCGGTACAGGGCTTTAGCGTCGGCAACGATGTGAAGGAAGCCTTGGCGCTGGAAAAGACGGCGTTCGAGGATGCGTCGGGCTGGAACGCGGTCAGTCGTGGACAGGTCACGGGCGAGTCGGGCCGTGCCATTATCGCCAGCCGTGAGCAGTTGGAGCGCGTGTTCTCGCCGCCCATCACGGCGCTGTCGTATGCCTACACCGACTGGTGCAAGGTGACGATGGCGGCGATGGCATGGGGCTACTCCCTGCCGCGCTCGCTTGGCGCGATTGGCAAGAACCGCCCTGATCTGGCGCGAGCGGTCAGCGCGTCGGACTTCGATGGCGAGTCGGATGTGCGCGTGGAACCGGCGACCCTCATGCCGATGCCGATGGCGTTCCGCCTCTACCTGCTGGACAACTGGCTCCAGACGGGCGTGATCGACCTCAAGGAATACCGTCGTCGCCAGATGTTTGCGATGGCGAAGGACATCGGGACGCCAGACGAAGATCAGGAAGCGCGGGCCAAGCGCGTGGCCGACGCGATCCGGTCGGGCGAGCCGGTCCCCGATATGCGGTGGCAGGACAACGAAGCGATCCACCAAGACGTGCTGGAGCGCGAGATCCTGTTGCAAGATGACTTGTCGCCCGAGATCATCGCCGCTGGACAAGAGCGGTGGATGGCTCTGGCAAATCAAGCCACGCAGAAGCAGGGCGGGATGCCACCGCAGGGTGGCGCTCCAGCCCCAGCTCCTGCCGGTGTGGGGCCAGCCGCAAGTGTGCCCGCCATCTCTCCTGGACAGATGCCGCTGGCATCTGGGAACCCCCCAATCGGCGTCGTTGGGATGCTCCAACAGCAGTTGACGGGAACCCCAGAGGCAGAACAGGCCGCGCAAGCCGCCGATGCCCTGTCCGCCCAACCCTAAGAGGATCTTGTGGATATTTCCGAAGCGATTGCCAGTGCGGTGGACTCTGCGCTGCCCCCTCAGACTCCCGACGCCGACGAGACGGAGCAGTCCGTTGCGCCGGTCGCCGAAGCCGAGGCGGCACCAGACATCGACCCCACGCCAGACGCGGACGAGGCAGCAGACAGCGACGAGTCCCCCGTTGCTGAAACGGTAGAACTCCCCGAAGGCTATGTCGCGGTGCCCGTCGTCACGGACGGGTTGGCGACCGAGTTCACGCTCAAGGACGCCGAAGGGGAAGTCGAGATCCCCGACTTGGTGGTGGAGTACAAAGCGAACGGCAAGGTGCGCCAAGATCGCTTGGATCAGGTGGTTAAGCTCGCGCAGTGGGGCGTGTACAACGCCGAGCGTGAGCAGCAGATCAAGCAAGTCGAGCAGCAAGCGCAAGCTACACAGCAGGAGTTGCAGGAATACGTTGCCGTGCTCGAAGAACGCGAAAAGCAAATTGAGCGCCTTCTCACGGACGAAAACTTCCTGCATGCCGTACGCGAAGCGTACGAAGTAGAAAACTCGCCTGAGCGTCGAGCCGAGCGAGCGATGCAGGAAACAGAAAACTTGCGTATCCAATATCAAATGGCCGATATTGAGCGCAGTGGGAAGCAGTTCTACGAAAGCGAAGTGTCGCCAGCCATCGACATGATTGTCACTGCACTGCCGACGGTCTCTGCCGACGAACTGCTAGAACGGTTTACTTACGCGATGCAAGCGCACGTCGAGAAGGCACCCAACGGGCAAGCCTACATTCCGGCGTCACGTTACGATGCGGTGCGGAAGTACATCGTGGATGACTTGGCATCATGGGCGCAATTCCAGCATAGCCGTCGTGCCCAGCCCGTTGCTCCGTCGCCCGTACAAGCGTCGGCAAGCAAGGAACTGGAACGAGCGCGTGTGGACGCACAGAAGGCCAAGCGGGTGGTTGGTCAAGCCACCAAGCCTGTGGGACGTGCCGGTGGGACAAGCACGGAAAAGCCACGGGCGTCACGAATTGCTTCGGTAGATGATGCGGTGTCCAGTGCGCTGGACGAAGTGTTGTCTGCCATCCGGTAACTCACTCTCGTAACAAGGAAATATCGTCATGCCGAATCCTACGGTTATTTCGGATGCGGAACTGACTGGCCTACTGAAGAACGTCTACAGCCAGTTCCGTGAGAAGGTGCAGAACCTCGTGACCCCGCTGCTCGCGCAGCTTGAGAAGGGTCGTGCGGGTGGCCCGCGCAACATGCGTTGGGGCGGTAACAACGTGTTCTTTGACGTGGTGGTTGGCCGTCCGGCTGGTGCCACGTTCTCGTCCGCTGGCTACTTCCCGCCCGACACGACGGCGCAGGAAGTGCAGGGTAACGTGGGTGTGGTCCGTGCGTACACGACCCGTCAGATCGACGGCCTCGCGTTCGTCGGCACCCAGAGCAAGGACGCGGCCTTTACGACCATCGCCAAGAAGACGATGGAAGAAATCAAGGACGCTTCCTCGCTTCTCATGCAGCAAGCCCTGCACAACAAGCAGGATGGCATTGTAGCCCTCGTGAGCAGCGTGTCCAGCACAACGTCCATCGTCGTGTCGTCGCCCTACGGCGTGGCCTCGGCGGGTCAGGGGTCGCTGCTCCTCTCGGTCGGTGACTACATCGCCGTCCTCGACACCTCGTCCTCGGACGCGGTGCTGGGTCGTGCCGCCATCACGGCGATCAGCAACAGCGGCGACAACGCCACGCTGACGCTGGGCACCGCGATCAGCAGCATGGCCGCGACGGACAAGATCGTAAAGGCGACCGCGAACGACACCTCGTTCAACAGCGCCATGAACGGTCTGATCAACATCACCAACCGTGGCGGGTCGTATGCCTCGCTGCACAATGTGTCGGCCAGCACCTACAGCATTTGGGATGCGACCCGACTGGTGGCGGGGACGGATACGCCGGACGCGAACACGCCGACCGAATCGGACATCTGGGATCTCATTCAGAAGATCTCGGGTCGCTCCGGCAAGGACGCGATGACCCGTCCGAAGGACTTCCTGCTCATGACCACGCCTGGCCTCGCCAAGAAGCTCATGGAGAGCATGGTCGGTCAGCGTCGGTTCACGGCGGGCGAGTTCAGCACGACGATCAAGGGCGGCTACAAGGCCATTGAAGTCTGCGGCATCCCGTGCGTGACCGACTACTACGTCCCCGCTGGCACCATCTATCTCCTCCACATCCCGTCGCTGGCGTGGGTGGACGCGAAGGATTGGGGCTTCGTCGAGTTCGAGGGTGCGGGTCCGTGGCGCTGGATTCAGGGCCGCGATGCGTTCGAGACGACCTACGGCTGGTACGGCAACCTTGCCTGTCTTGCCCGTAACGCTCACGGCAGCATCACGGGCTACACCGACACGGCGCGTTACAGCCATGTCTAAGTAATGGATCGGGGGGCGGCTCACTCTGGGTCGCTCCCCATCCATGCCCTTGATCCCCTCGGAGACTCTGATGCCGTATAACTATTTTGCTCCACGACCGGGACGCCTTGGGGTGCTGCCGGTCCCGTTCCAGAGCGGTCGGTTGAACACCGGCACGTTGGCGGCGGGAACGCAGACGCACAACATTGGCGGCTTTGCCCCGACCTGCTACATCAACCGTGCAACCCTTTGCGCGGAAACCTTCCCCACGGCGGCGACGAGCTGCGTGGTGACGCTGTTCAAGATGACGGGGGCGACGGCGCTGGCGCTGACCAGCGGCTTGGACATCAACACCAAGACGGCGGATACCCCGCTCCAGTTCACGGTGTTGTCCACGCTGACCGACGCACAGCGGACGCTCAACCCCGGCGATAGCCTTCGGGTGTCTATCGTGACGGTCGGGTCGGTCACGACCCAGCCGGACGATGTGACGGTGAACGTCGAACTCCTCATCGAGAACTAAGTGACATCTCCGGTCGTTCTCTTGAACGCCCTTGGCTCTCCTGAGCCGTCGCCCACGATTGAGCGGCGGCTTCGGGAGATCCATTCGGGCCTCCATCTCCGATTCGTCCAAGGCGCATGGGGTGTGTGCCTGACATGGACGGACGACGATACGCGGCGGCAGTGGATTCAGAACGAGTCTTACAGCCCCGCCCAAGCGTATGACATCATTGGCTACCTGCCGATGGACTGTCCCCCTGACTCTGCGCCGGGGTATTTGTCTAAGATGTTCCGCGAGTTTCCTCGCACTGATGTGAACCGGATGCTTGATGCGCTTGATGCGTTCAACGAGCAGCCAGCACAGGCCGCAGTAGAAGCGGCGATTGCCGAAGTGTTGGATGGCGCGGACCCGTCTGGCACCGCCAAGCGTGGTCGTGGTCGCCCCCGTAAGAACTCCTAAGAGGCTGTCATGCCATCAGTTACCCTCCAGCAGCTTGTCACGGACACACGCGAGTACATGGACGCGGTGGGATCTACGCGCTGGTCGGATAACACGATCAAGACGGTACTCAACAACGTGTTTGACAACGAGTGGTCGAACATCCTGAACGCTGCGCCGTACTACACCTTCGGGTTGCGGCAGGTGACAACGGATGTAAACGGCCAGTTTGCGTTTACCGACCTCAATGCAGGGTCGGGCGACACGCAGCAGAACTTCTATCGCGTCATGTCGGTCAGCGACGGCAACGTGCTGTACGATCAGACGCGCTTCCAAGATGTGCCGCTGGCGACGACGACGAACTATCTGCCGACCTACCCGCGCCTGTACTACATCATCGGGCAGGGAGTCCAGATCCTTCCGGTCGCCTCTGGCACGGGGCTGTACGTCGGGGTGAACTACAAGCCGACCGCGCTGCTGGATCTTGCCAGCGATACGTCGGTCGTGGATTACCCCGACAACTGCCACCTCATTCTTGTCTGGAACGCGGCGGCGCG